GTCTATAATTACAGACTTTACATCTTCTTGTCTAGTCTTTATTAGACGTAAAATTGCTGAATATATATTATCTTGCACTATTTTGTAATGTTTTTACTTTTTTCAAAAGTTCTTAGCCCTGCCATTCCGAGCAAAGCCATGACTAAAGGCATCAATTGTTCCATATTCATCTGAGGAAGTGGTCCAACTTCAACTTGAAATACTCCTAAAAAGAACACGATAAAAGGCTTAAGTACAAATTCGAAAAATATGGCCAATGCTGCACTAAACCCAATGAGGGGTCTCCAAGAGCGTTGCAAGATGCCTGAAATATCTGTAGCTGTAGACTGAGCATCGGCTAAATTAATATCCATTTGTTTGGCATTGATTTCATTTTCTAATTCCTGAAGTTTAATTTTGATTTGGCCTTTTTCTTCTTCTGAAGTGTGGACACTGTCGATAACTTTACCGACAGTGTCCACTAAAGATCCGCCTAATAATTTAGATAACATATTTTGCGATTGCCCAACCTGCAACTAATCCTACGACTAGCCACTTTTTCTTAGGGTGGTCATTCCAGAGTTTTTTAATTACATCCATTAGAATACTCCTTTAAATTTAGTTCCACGAATTGCAGAACCTGTTCCTCTCATTCCCTGAGAGTTTGGACCCTTTTTAGGGGGAACTGTTTTGGTTAGTCTTTTACCTTCAACCGAACCACCATCTTTATATCCGAAACCTGATTTAATGTCATCCTCTGATATGACACCCGCATCGAGCAAATTCTTTTGTTCGTCTAAATCAATTGATCTGTCCTCTTCCATTTTTTTAAGAACACTTTTTTTAGAGTAATACTCTTTTTTCTTTTTCTTTTTAAACTTTTCGCTAGGTGCTTTTCTTGTTAGTGGTGGCATTAGAATACTCCTTTAAATTTTGTTCCACGAATGGCTTTGCCATGACCACGAACCATTCCGCCATTAGCTTTTTTTACAGGCTCTTTTTTTTCTTTAATCTCTTCTAACTTGTCATAAGCTTTTTTATATCCATATCCAGTAGCTGCAGTTCCAGCAGTTGCTATTCCAGCACTTCCACCTACTACTGCTTTTTGTCCAGTAGACATTGGTGGATTATTTACCATGTCTTTAAATGCATTTGAAGATTTTGCTTTATCAACAGCTTCTTTTCCAAATTTACTTACAGCTTTTTTAATTCCTTTGTTAAGGATATATTTAGATATTGCTTTTACGCCTAGTCCTAAACTCATTAGAATACTCCTTTGAAACCTTTTCCTGTAATCGCTGCCCCTGTACCACGAACCATTCCACCATTTGCTTTTTTAGTAATCTTCTTTGCCATTTTCATTTCTTTTTCAGTAGCGGGTCTTAATCCTATTTCAAGAACCATTCCGCCTTTTTTCATGTAGCCCATTTTATTTCTTACCTCTGAAGGTAATTTTGAAAGACCTGGGTTTTTCTTTTTATCAACTGGTTTTAGTGCCATTAGTGTACTGTCCTATTGTAAAGAGGTATAACCTCGTATTTATAATTTGCCAATAACTTTAACAAATCTTGTGTCTCTTTCAAACCTAATTCTTTGTTCATGGCCCACTGTCCTGAAGCTAATAATGCACTAGCAATGGCCAACGGATCAATGCCCTGTGCAGTATAAACTGCAAACAATGCTTTAAATTCATTTGTTAGAGAAGTAACTGCTTCTTGACTTATATCTTCCCAGGGATTACTTTTTTCTTTTTTTGACATTCGATTTACCTGCCTCACTTAATGCAATTGCTATAGCTTGTTTCTGAGGTCTACCCTCTTTTTTAAGCTTTCTTATATTAGCACTAATTGTCCTCTGACTACTACCTTTTTTTAGTGGCATTTAATCTCTCCATTTGAACAGCAGTTCTCATATTTTGAATGTCATACTGCTGTTGAATTTTTTGTGAGTCATAAGATTTCTTATAACTCAATCTGTCTTGTTCTAGTTTTTGTTTTGCTAAATCATCTGCAGCATCTAAATTTAATTTCTGTTGCTCGATGTCTAACTCTCTTGATTTAATCTCCACCAACGGATCTTGTTGAGAACCAAATCCTAAAGCTTCTTGTTCTTCAGCTACCATCTCATCTAACTTCGCAGCAATCTTCACTGCCACCTGTTTTTCAATTTGTGCCTGGAACTGTTGTTGTAGTTCTGGTGGAACCTGTCCGCCAAACTTCATTGCTTGTCTATTTAGCTCTGGTGTAATTTCCTGCATGACTTCGTTGCGTGATTGAGCAGAAACGTGCTCGGTAATATGTGCTTGTAAGATGGTCATCACCTGTGGATTGTTTCGTACCAAATAAGAACTCATAAAGGCTCTGTGTGCTTCGATGTGAGCATTGTGATCTTGTTCAGGGAATACCACTAAGGATTGCATTCTTAGTGCTTGTGCATCTTCTATACCTGGATCTAATGGCATCGGTTTAGCAGGAGGCGGTAGAATCGATTCTACTTGTTGGACACCTAATGCTATATACATTCTTCGATACGCTTCATACAAATTATGAATCTGTGGATTGCTTTGGGCTAATTGTAATTGTGTTTGTGCTAGCATAATTCTCTGACTCATGGAGAACATGTTAGGATCAGATACGGGTTGGACATCAATCCTGTCGTCAAAGTCCGTTGCTTTAATAGCTCTGTTACCACCTGCTACATTGTACGGATATTCAGGAGGTAGTGCTGTTGCAAATAATTTTGCTAGTAATTCAAATTCTTGTTTTTGTGCAGCGTGACATCTTTTGTGAATAGCACTCATCACTTTTGAACCTTGCTCTAAGAGAGCCATAGTGGTACCGACAGGGTTCGCTTGGGAACCTTCTCCCACTTTCATATCGGCAATAGCAGCGAATCGTCGACCACTGTCCACGACATATCCTAATAACTGAAATAAAGTTGCATCAGGTCCTTTGTAAGGAAGAGGCATTAATGCATTGCGTAAATCTCCTCCTGGCGCATCAATATCTCTAAACTCACCAGGCATTAACGGTTGTTCGTCATCTCTGATTCTTAACCCTCTTGATTTAAATCCCGCAGGCAAGTTGGATAAGGTGCCTGCATCGAGCAGTGCTCGTAGTGCTGCCGTAGCGGTTCTTGTCAAACCACCGAGCATGTGCACTAAACCGAAACCATAAAATCCAAGACCCGGTAAAAACTTGAAATGGACAAAATACTTTTGTCGAATGAACAACGGATCGTTTTCTACATAGTTTCGATAAATAGATAATACTTTTCCTGTGCCTTGTTCGAGGGTTACAACGTAAGGCAACTTCAGTCCTGTGGGCTCACCATCTTCTCCAAGATTTTCAAAACCTTCTAAATCTAAATCAACGTGCATTTCGAGTAATTGATACTGACCAGAATACTCTGATTTTTTCACGCCTTCTAATTCATCGTACTTTTCCTGAATATCGGAATACGAAGAATATAAATCGTCGTTATCATCGATATCTATGTTTCGATAAAATCCAGAAAGCATTTGTCTCTTCAAATCATTCGGAGAAATTTTGATAATGTGAGTGATGCGTTCTGCATCTTCTAGTTCGCTCGCACCATAGTTCACCATTAAATCTTCACTCGGTACAAATTTCGCAACGGGTCTGCCTAAGTTTCCATCATAGTAAACTTTTTTAAATGCACTTCCTGCTAGAGGTAAATGAAATAACATTTGATCGGTTTCTGCATCGTACTCTTTCATCTGATACATTAACTGATAGTTCATAAATTCTTTCACTCGCTCGGCTTGTTGTTCGACTTCCGAATTGATTTCTCCAATGACCGTTGTTTTGACTGGCCCTCCCGCAGGCAGAAGCTCTTTGTAAGCTCCTGCTTGAAACTGCGTGACGGCTTCAGCGAGTAGTGGATGAGAAACGGATGCTGCGCCTCGGAATGGTTCCGAGACATCGGTGTATTTGAAACCTAATAAATCTAATCCTCGAATATAACTTTGCTCCCAATCTTTTCGAGATGTTTGATCGACCGAAAACTGTGAGCGAAGTTCATTGGATAATGCTGCGAGAACTTCTTCGGGAATATCTTCGGCTAAGTTAGAAGTGAAGGATTGTTCGTTGTCCGTGGTCGACGGACCAAGGCTGAGTGTCTCTTGGCCTTCTTCCTCAACTTCGACGTCTAAGGGAACTTGTGCTTCTTCTAATGCTAAATCTTCTATACCAGTTGGTGCAGTGTTTAATGTTTTATCTATTTCGGCCATAAATGTTAAAATATATCTTTTTTAGTATCATACAAGGGTTTATCTATAAAGCCGCCTGCGTATTTGCCATTAATATCATATCTTTTTTTCAGCTCTTCGGCTGCTTTATTTTTTACTTCATCAAACATATTAGATAATTCTTTTGTTCTTTTTTTATCAGAAAAGAAATCGGTCCCAAATAATCCATTGTATAATTTTCTTAAAACAGGTTGATATTTCTTATCGGCCTTTTCTACATAATCAGAATACATCATCATATGATCGCCTTTGGTTTGTTCGAAATCTGTGTTTTCTTTTAAGCGTTCAATGCCTCGGTGTTGAAATTCATGTTCATACGCTTTTTCAGCAGGGAGAGTTTCTAGATATTCTTTTACTAAATTAGCTTCTTTGTCAGAAAAACCTAATTGTTCTTTTAAACCTCCCACACTGTAAATATTTTTAATATCGGATTTTGGTTCGATATACACGACATCTTCTTCTAAACCTCTTTTTTCTATTTCCTCATAGAGTTCAGGTACTTTACCTAAGGTTTTTTTCAAAGTATCACTTTGATTTTTAGATTGAAAATCTGTGGTTCTATAATCTCCTCCGGTAAATCTTTGCACTAACACTGAAGGATCATATCCATATTGAAATAAAGGATCAGATTTTAATAATGCATCC